TTGTGATGTATCGCCAAGCTCGTCCATGATTGCGGATGTAACGAACATTCCTCTTTCCAGCAACCACTTGCAGTTGTACGACATCTGGAACTCATCAGAGTCCTCGCCAATGCGGAGCATCTCTTTCTTAATGAACTTGCCATAGTTTGTGTTGACTTTTGCTACGTCACGCCAATCCCATTCAAAATGATTTTGACGAGAAGATCGTGCAGTCTGTCTGCGCTTGTTTAACTGGATGGACTTGTAAAAGTTATTCTTGTGTGTAGTAGGTGTACCAGTCTTCACCATTGTGCCTGAGTAGTAAGCAAGCATAGGAGAAATTGATTTAGACACAACGAAGTCGTCCGCCTCTTGGCACTCGTCAATAACAATAAGATGGAAAGACTTAGACTCAATCTTTGCACGCGGGTTAGCGGTCATCATAGAAAGGCTAGAGCCAGAGTTCTTTAGTTTGATCTGACGCGTAACTCCGGGAACCTTACCTAGCGAATCATCAATCTCTGCGTCGTTTAAAATTTCTAAAGCACGCTCACTTGTAAGTCGGTTTAATGCACGACCAAACAGGGTTTCTACCTGACCCTCAACTGGAGCAAACATACCAATCCAAACGCCATCTTTGTATTTACCTAGTAAGTCTGGGTACATACGACCTAAGCGTGGAAGTAGCACCATAAGAGTTACAACAGTGTTAGCAATAGTTTCTGACTTACCTGACTGACGTGCAGCAAGCGCTGTTATTTCTTCACCGTCGTTTATAAGAACCGACTCAATTATTCGTCTAGCAAGTGGTTTTTGGTAAAGGTGTAGATCGTGACCAACAAGGGCTTCCATAAAAGTCATAGTCTTGTCTATGATTTTGTTTACAAACTCACGGGATAGTTCGTCTAACTCTTCATCTTCTTCTCCGAGCAGGAGGTCTTGATCTTCATCTTCCAGAAGATCGTCTTCATCAAGAAATTCAATGTCGCTCATATAAACCTAAGTCTAGTAGAAAACATAAAGCCCTGGCTTTTATACCAGAGCTCTACGTTGCCACACGGGGAGAAGGAAGTGAGGTGCCTTAATTGTAGGTGGTTTACTAAAACCGTGCTTTTACACTCTTGTCATTCTGTTGTGGAGTTCGTCAATAATTGCGTGAATGGCCTCTACGCCAGTCAAGGCTTCCTTCAGGTAACTCAAATCCCTACTTCTGCCATACATGCTGAGGCAACGTCCAAGTTCTACTAAAGTTTGATCTGCCCACAAATCAAGTTCTCCTGTAGGAATTTTTTTAACTCGGCTAGCAATCTTTTCATCAAAGGGTTTTACCCAAGGTTCTTTCTTTTTAAACATTCCAGTCTTCAATTTCATCTGGTGTCAGCTCCATATTCCGTAGTCCCATAGCGCTCGCTAGCCTAGCAGTGGCGCCTTCTTCGTCATAACCGGGTAGACCTTTATCTGTCCAAAATCCTACGTAGAACCCTGGGTGAGTTTTAGGAAACCTAAACACTAGGCATGATCCCTTTTTGTAGGGGAAGTCCGTTTCTTGAGTCCATCCCTTTTCAACCACTGGCAAAATATCACGGTGGTAATACTGAAGCGTTCCTACATATAGTGATCCGAATGATTTCATTAGCTGTTGAACATTACCCTTGTCTCTGGAGGCATCTCTGCGGGGTTAAACGGCGCCCAAGGGTAGTCGTCTAATCCTGAATGTTTTAAGTATAGACCAGTTGAGTTGCTTGACTTTAAATCGTTCCACATCTCTACTGGAACATCGTTATATTCAATCCAAGGCCCATTATTCTCATGCCCAGCACTGCCTCGGAACTTAACAACAAGTTTTTGCTCTTCACGACTGTACGCAAGTTTTATTGCACGTGGGCGCGATGGGTTAGTGGTTGGGGCGGGAATTGAGGAGTAGGAAGGAGTAGTTTCACGAGGCTCTTCATTTACTGGTTGCGCTATCTCCCAGTCGGTTGCTCGACCAAATTTTTCTCTAGCGGCTTGCTGAAGGTTGTAGGTTTTTTGACCAGACTGTTCTTCAGAGGCTTGTTTGCGAGAAAAATAACTATCGTTGCCTCTTGCCATTAATCTCTACATTCATGATCGCCAGTTTTATTTTCTAAAACTCTGCTGTGACATTCTGAACAAATCATTGTTCTTGGCTGTTTAAATCCGTTTTGGGCTGTTGCGCCAAGAGGGTGGTTAGCACCGTCTTCCGCTAACTCTGGTTCGTAATCATCGACTACGGGTTTTTCATTAAACAACTCTCGGGGAAAAGGTCCCTGAGGGTTCATTATTGATTTAGGAAATGGGTGTGCTTGTTTAGCCTCAAACCGCTGGATTTTCATCAGAACCCTCTGATGGCGCAGGAGTTTCTACAACAGGCTCTTCGACAACTTTCTTAGCGGATTTTTTTTCAACCGGCTTTTGAATGTCTAACTGCCCAACATCGGCTCTATCGCGTAGCGATTTAGGAAGGCACGTTGCACAATAGTACGCAGGACTTACGCCCGGATCTAAAATGTTATAGATTGCATCTGATGGACAGTTAGAACACTTCATGGTTACTTAGCCTTTTTCTTTGGAGCGGCTGCCTTAGCAAGTAGATCTGTGGCAATCTTTGCCGCAATACCGAATGCTGGATCTTTAGGGTTGATTGCTCTAAGCGCTACCGGCAAAGTGGCCGCAAGAGCTGCGATAACAATTGACTTAGGGTCGTTGTTACCGGTTGCGTTTACGGCAATTGCTGCCGCAAGAAATGAACGTCCATAGGACGCTAGCATTGCTTTAATCTTTGGTGACATATAATCTCCTTATATAGCGGGCCGAAGCCCTGCGCCTAGTGTAGCAGTTTTACTTATTTGTCTCTTCAATGTGTGTATCTAAACGGCCCTTCATTTCAGCCAGATCGACTTTAATCTCTGTAAGTAATGGTAGAACCTCTAATTTGATCTTGTCATTGAGGCTTGTCCCACCATTTGGCTTAAGTTCTGAAAGGTATGCTTTTATCATCCAGCGTGAAAACGCCCCTACGCCTGCAAGTGTTGCGGTTACAGCAGCAGCTATTCCTGCCCAATCCATGGGTGTCATTAACGTTCCTTATAAGTAGAAGGGGGAACCGAATTATTCTGTGAATTATGTCACATAATTTATTGCACTGGTTTATTTATACTGTAATTCTGTCTATTTTGTCCGTTTTAAACTAGATTAATATTTCATACAGAGTTCAGTTTGTTCTACTCTGTATAGCATGTGCTACCGTTAAGGCAGAGATAGGCACCCACAAGGTGCCTTTTTCCAACTGAGAGGAGCAGCAATGCTTAATATCAGAATCAACTTCCAAGTTGATCTAAAGAAGTTAGGGGCGAAGTTAGCAGTATTTCTTATTGCTATATCGCACCTAGTAGTACCACCAACGGCACAGGCTCTGACAACACCTGCAAAGCCCGAAAAATCAGTTACGGTCAGTTTGACCTATCTGAAGGTAACAACTACTAAATCAGAAGCCAAGGCCGCCTTGGCAAGTGACACCGTCAAATACTTTGACGCTGAAGCGCTCGCTTTCTTGACTACTTACAGCGATGGGTGGGATATGAAAGAGTGGAAGTGTCTCCAGAACATCTGGCAAAAGGAGAGCCATTTCAACCCTAAGGCTAAGAACATGAGCTCTGGCGCATATGGAATTGCCCAGTTCATGCCATCTACTTGGGGCAACTACGGGGTCGAAAAGACTGCCGAAGCAAAACTCCAAATCAAATACGGACTTCGTTATATCTACAAAAGATATGGATCCGCCAGCGATCCTAACGGCGCATGCAACGCATGGGCATTCTGGCAAAAAAATAGATGGTACTAAAGCAAAAAGCCCCCTGCATATAGCAGGGGGCTTTTTTGTTTGGGAAACTTATGAAGCTGTTGCCCAAGGTGTGATTGTGATTGTTGCTGTTGTAGCCACAGAAGCAGCACCTGCTGCTGTTGACTGAGACTTGATTGTTCCAGCAACACCAATAATTGAACCTGTACCTGATGTAAGCACTGTGCTTGCATTTGAGGTAAAGCGAATCTTGTTGGTGCTTGTGTTACCTGTTACAGTCCATGTACCGTCAACAGTTCCTGTTGAAGAAACTGTAATCTTTGTACCTACTGGATATGCTGCTGTGAATCCGACACCTGTAAGTTCTACAGTTGTTGATCCAGCTGTGCGGTCAATATCTGTGATGCTGCCAGCTACGTTTGTAGCTGCTGTAGCTGTAGTGATATTAGCTGCTTCGTAACCAGCATCCTTAAGCTCATCAAGAGCTAAGGCTGTTGTGTCACCAAGTACTGAAGGAACTACGATATACGCAACTCCTGAAACATATGCGCCATCATCATTACCAGTGAAGCCAGGGTATCCAGCGTAAGCCGCTTCTGCGACTGCGTGGTTTGAAAGTGCTGGGTTAAGACGGTCTGACGCTACGCGTGTAGTTGCAGACCAAGAGTAATCTCCGGCGCCTCCGCCGATGTTTGCTGGGGTGATTGCCGCAGCGCGGTCGTTATTTGGTTGCATAGGGAAGTTACCCCATACGAAGTCAACTGCTTGCTGACCTGATGTATCTGTTGCCATTTTATCTCCTCTAGAGTGATTAAGCACCTGATCGGGGCGCAGTCCAAGTATCTAAGAAGATTAAGGTGTTGTCAGCGCTACTTGCTCTTCTATCCAACTGTATGTTTTAGAAAGACCAGCTCTTAAGTCCTCGTCTACCGACCAACCCATGATTGACCTAAACAATGTGTTGTCTGATGTTCGTGCATGTACACCTATTGGGCCATCAATATGCTTCTTAGTTAATTGCTTACCAGCAATCTCTGAAACTATATCTACCAACTCATTAATAGAGACGTGCTTTTCAGATCCGATGTTGATTGGATCAAAGAACTCTGGCTCTCTATAGAACTCCACGGTTGCACGGATGCACTCGTCAATATACAAGAATGAACGATGCTGATTTCCGTCTCCCCAAATCTCAATCTCATCTGTAGCCTTTGCCACTTTACGACATATAGCCGCTGGCGCTTTCTCTTTGCCACCATCCCATGTGCCGTAAGGCCCGAAGACGTTGTGGTACCTAGCAATCTTGTTCTTCATTCCGTGATTCTTGTTGTAAGCGGTGTAGAGGCGCTCGCTAAAGAGTTTCTCCCAGCCGTACTCAGTATCCGGTGAAGCTGGGTAGACCGTTCCTTCTTTACAGTTAATGCTGGACGGATCCATCTGGTTGCACTCTGGATACACACATGCGGTAGAGGAGAAAAACACGCTTTTAACGCCAACCTCTTGAGCCCTTTTTAGCACATGAACATTTATCAATATTGAGTTGCCCATAACATCTGCGTCATTATCACCAGTGTTGATATACCCAGCGCCACCCATATCCGCGGCTAGTTGGTAGACCTCATCAAAAGGCTGATCTAGCGTTGCGGCTACCACGTTTACATCACGAAGGTCGCCCAACACAAACTCGTCCGCAAGGGTGTCCCAATACTCAGGGTGCTTAATATCAACCCCACGAACCCACATGCCATCTTCTTTAAGGCGCTTGACTAGGTGGCTCCCAATAAAACCGCCCGCTCCTAAAACCAGTGCTTTCTTCATATTGTTATACACCTACTCGCTGTTCCTAGATACATCCAATGTGGCTGGTTGCCTTTAACAAAATACGCTTCAATCTCTTCAGTCTTGTCATCTCGACCATAGATAATTTGGTTATCTAGAACAGGGCTGTAAACAGTTGCTGTAGGGGACAAGAAACAAGCCCACCAACTAAAACTACTATTAGCCCTAAAAACTGTACGGGCGAAATAGAGGCGTAAGAAATCTTCTAGCCAATCAAACACAATACCTTCTTGATATTCGGCTCCCATAGGGTAGCTCCAGCCTAATCTAGGGCTTGCTGGGCGATCTGGATGCCACTTGTTTAAGTAGTCATCTGAGCACCATTCCATATGGTCTGGGTCAAATCCGTATTGTCTAAATGCTTTGTAGTACGCCTCTTTAGATAAAACAGAGTATCCCTGAATGTTTACCTTATTAAACTCAGGACTTGCTATGTCGTCTCTGCGTAGATGAGAGATGTCGTAAGTACCAGCGCGAGTAGACCAATACTTGTATGCGGCTGTTTCCTTTACTTCATCCGAAAACTCAAATACTTCAAGCAAATGATCTTTTTTCATTGGAGCAAACACGGAGTCGTTGTATGCCGACAAACTATCAAAAAAGATTGGCGTTTCGTGCTTCATGTAATTCTGCGGCTCAATAAGTGCGTCTACTTTAATTATCCCCGGAAAAGCGCTATATACAACATTATCTCGATTATCGCCTAAAATAGCACCATTATTTAAAGATTGAACCAACTCCGCGTTATCGGTAACTCTATGGTTTTGGTTCTTGAAAAGGTGGGCTCCTTCCCATTCAGAGTGGGTTAGGTATTCCACATTGTGAAGTCTTTTATAAGTAGATGCGTACGCGTATTGATGCATACGATTTCCAAACTTACCATGCCAGTGAGATTGAAATATAAAACTCATGGCAGAACTACCACTTACCGATGGGGCAGACGGCCTTCTCTAATTTAGTTTTTATTGACATGATGCATCCACACTGTTTGCACTGTGTTGTTAGCTTTATAAATTCTGGGCAGGTCTGACACAGGCTATATCTTTGATTAGTCTTTTCTTCCGTTGCGTACTCAGTTTTTGGGTTAAGTAAATCCCAAGGCCTAGTATCGCCTAATTTTTCTTTGTACTGTTGCCACTTACTTTTTTCTGTCATTCGAACACTCCTGGGACTATAAACTGACCATCTACGTACAACCAACCAGGTTCTGCTTTGTCTGCATGTCTCTGAACATCTAAAGTTACATGTACAATAACTGGATCTGAAACCATGATTGAGTATGTTTTCTCATTTGCTACTACGGTTTCACCGTCAACACTAAATTCAAAAAGCCCTGAACTAGTTTCTCCAATATCAGTTATAGAAGATGCGTTTAAAAACTTTTCTGCTATCTCGGGATTAACTCCAATAAAATCAATAATTTCCCCATCTATAATTAAAGCTAACTGCATTGCAGTTTTGCCCGCTTCAACTTGACTCTGCTTTACTCCCGGAATAAACCAGTCTTCCTCTTGTAAATTAATCATGATTTATTGTAGCATTCCTATTAGACCTTGGAAATAACACATTATTACCATCTTTAAGCACAACAGCTTGCTCTAGAGCCGTCTGGGTTTCTAGGCGCCGTACATGCATCAACTGAGTAGCAGTCGTAGTAATTTGTGCTTGCAGAGTTTGTTACATCGTAAGACTTACATCTAAACTTGGAATTACATGCTGTAGTCGTGGCTGCTGTAGTAGTGGCTGCTGTAGTAGTGGCTGCTGTAGTTGTCGCAACCGTTGAGGTAGTTGCTGGTGCACAAGAAGCTCCAGAGGCACCGCCATCAACGCAGTTAACTCCAGTACCGCTTCCATTACTTGGACATGGGCTTGCTGGGTTTGGAGCATCTCCCGCAGCGCAATAGTGCAGTCCAGCAAGAAGTGTTGGGTATGAAGCGGTAGTTGTAGTAGTTGTAGTAGTTGCAGCGGTAGTGGTTGTAACTGGTGCTGGAACGCAACTGCCATTTTGATCATAATTTGGACAAGCGGCTGCAGTTATACAAACTCTATAGTATCTAGATCCTGTATCTGGACATGTTGCATCCGCTTTAGTAAGCGTGTAAGCGCCATTTGTTGGGTTAGTGCTAAGGCATGTAACACAGTCCGTTGTAGTTGTAGTTGTTGCGGTCGTAGGCGCTGTATAACTGTAAAGAGTTAAAGTAGCGTTAACGGTATACCCACAAGTACCAACAGTTCCCGGCGCTGGATCTTGAGCCTTAACATACCCATTGTTTTGAGCAGTTGCGCCTACAGTTGAGTAAGAAGTAAATTCATAGGCAATCCCAGCATTGGTGATTGCGGTAGATGCCGCACCTTCGGTAAGACCTACTACGCTAGGCATTGTGCAACTAGCTGCTGTAGTTGTAGTTGTTACTGGAACGCAACCATTAGTTTGAGTTATATCTAGACAACCACTTGGGGTTACGCAAACTCTGTAGTATTGTGATCCTGAAGGACAGGTGCTAGTTGCAACCGATCTAGTACCGTATGTTCCGTCAGCATACGGTGAATAGGTATTACATGTAGTGCAAGGATCTACTGTAGTAGTTGTAGTAGTACTTGGTGCTACCCAAGGTCTTCCATCACTGTCACAACATGTATTACCGCATGGTGAGTCATAACTTGCAGTCATACCCGGGAAAGGACAGACTGGGGTTGTAGTTGTAGTAGTTGTAGCCGCTGCTGTTGTAAAGCTTGTGCTAGCAGAAGCACTCTGCCCGCTGTAGTTAGCGTTTGCAAATAAAGTTACTGTTACTGAGTAAGGAGTACTTGCTGAAAAACCTGTAAGTAAAACAGGAGGTCCGCCCGCAGAACTAGCGCTGTTACTACTAGATCCGTTAGATGCAATTACAGTGTATGAACCCCATCCGCTTCCGCCCCATGTTATGTAGGCCGCGTTTGAAGTCCACGCTTGACCCGCCCCCGCACCATACGCAATTGCAGAACTAATATTTGGGTATGCCTGTGCTGTTGTAGTAGTTGTAACAGGAACTGTTGTGGTAGTTGTAACAGGAACTGTTGTAGTGGTAGTTGTAGTTGTAACAGGGGTCGTAGTTGTAGTTGTGGTTGAAACTGGCGCAGGAGCGCAAACAGCTTTCCAAACATTTGCTACTTTTACGTAAGAGTTCGAGACGGTACGCCAAACGCCATTGACTTTAACTTTTCCGCAGTCCGCGGATTCGTCAACAGCTTTCCAAGTACCTTGAACTTTTACGTACTTTGGCATTTACTAGGCCGTATATTTCAGCCAGACATCTCCATCGCGACCATCAGTACTCAACGGGTTAGATGTGGATATCAAAATGTTTCTTTGGCCCGAAGCGTTATTAGCAAGGATTGTAGGGCCGTATACCTTGATAGACATTATGCAGTTACCTCGTAGCCAGTAACCATTACGTTAATCGCTGATGCAGCGCTTGCAAAAGCAGAAAGGGCGTCTCCATTAGCAAGAACTTGATTAAGGTCAATTAGGATAAAAGAGTTTGGGGCAACAGGAACGGCAGGGGACATTAGGTTGGATGCGCTAGCAATTCCACCGCTTGGTACCACGTGCATTGAGAAATTGACAGAGGATCCAGAAACGTTGGACACCATTATCTGTCTTACAGCAACGGTTAGTCCTACACCAGAGACTGTGTAAATAGAGGAAGCGGCTGTACCCAGTTGAGTTGGGTTGGTAAGGCGCTTAATTGTATAAGAAGCCATAGTAGTCCTTTCTTAAGGCAACACCACAATACGGGATAAGGATAGCGATTTCTTGCTAAATCAGTTTTGGCTCTCGCCTTGAACTCCACGTCCAGGGTTTGCGTATGAAAATATGCTTGGTTGTTCTTGAGGACTTCCGTATTTTGGTCGTATACCAAATCTAGAGTCCAATCTTGCTGGCTCATCATTTCTGAATTTGCCTTCTTTGAACTCCGCTTTCCTCATGGGTTAAATCGATCCCACTGAATAGCGTTTGTTTCTGTACCTTTTTCAGCACCAACCGCACGGGTTAATGCATCACGGAATTCTCTGTCTCTCATTTTACGTCATCTAAATTTACTGAGGGTGGACGGGTGTCTGGTGCTTTGTCGTAGTTCATAGCGCCTTGAGATTGATCTGGAATTGCTTGACCAGCTCGAACACCAGTAAATTGCTTACCAATATTTGTTCCACCATTTCCAGCAGCGTTAGCGGCAAACTTTCTTTGGTAAGTCTTACTTAGACCCATATCTTTACCCCACTCGCCACCAGTGGCTTCTTCTGGAGTAATAAAACCTTTAGAGACTGCCTCTTCAACATCTGCAGTGCTTGCGTCTTTACCTTTATTACTTACAGGTTTTGGCGGCTTGACTGGTGCTGGATCATTTGTAGCTGTAGGTGGTGTAGCAGGTTTAACTGGCTTTGGTCCGTCTTGTTCTTTTTTAAATCGTGAAGCAAACTGTTGACCTAGCGAAATCGTGTACTTGCTCGCACCGGGAATATTAGAGAACCCAGCGGCAGAGCCCTTGGCTACAGAAGCTTTGAATGCGAAAGTCATGTTGTTATTATCTAATAAATACCCAAAGTAAAACCAGTAAAAGGGGTAAAAGAATGAGCAGTTTAAGGACATACTCAGGTCCATGTGACAGGTAGCGAAACGCTGTCAGTAGATATATTACTTGATTTTTATAGTCTTTGGTTTCATCTCTTCTGGGACTTCTCGCTCAATTTTGATGGTCAAAAGCCCATCTTTTAGAGCAGCGTCCTTTACCTGCATCCATTCACCCAAAACAAACTTCTGGGTCCATAGGCGCTTTGCGATTCCTTGATGAAGAACTTCAGCGTCTTTTGCTTCGTCCTTTTCAATACTTCTAACCGTTAAGACGTCTTTCTCTACCACTACCTCGATGTCCTCTTTAGTGTAACCAGCAAGTGCCAGTTCAACTACATAGTGATCATCATCAGTCTTGATGAGGTTGTATGGGGGGAAGGTTGTTACCTTCATATTGGTAAGGCCGTTCCAGCGAGAGATTTGATCTTGAAATCCTAAAAAGAATTGATCGCTTAGAACTTGGTGAAGGCTTGGTAATTTAAGAGGCTCTGGTAATCCCTTAGGGTACTTAGTGTACTCGTGAGGCCAATCACCTTTGTTAGACATTTGTATTCCTGATGCCATTTTATATCTCCTTAGACGATATAAGTTAAATGAACCCCAGTCGGCGGTTCAGGCAAAAGTATAGCCCACCAGCCAAAAAGCTGATGGGCTATATATCCCCGTGTTTAACGATTAGCCCACCAGTCCCCAAGAATTACCGCCCCAATTATTGAAGCAATAAATATTCCTTGAAACGTAATGTGGGTTAAGTAGTACATTATTTACCGCAAGTCGGGCACTTAGATACTGGAGCTGCTGGCGCACCCGCACCTTTAAACTTAGGACGACCGAAGCCAACGATTGAAATCATTACCTTCTTAGGGTTTTTCTTATAAGCACGAAGTTTCTTTGAAACCTGTCCGCCATTTCTTTGGCTTCCCTTATCATCTGGGCTAGTGTTTCCTTCAATACACCAAACGGTTCCATCACCATTGTCTTTAATAACAATACCTACGTGACTGATCCGGTCTACGCCATCTGAGGGAAAATCAAAATAAGCAATATCTCCAGCATCTGGATCAGCAATGTCTGCATCAATCCATGCGCCAGCTTTCTTAAATGCTGCCGCACCGCCTGGGGTGTAAACAGTGTTAGGAACTTTTACGCCAGATTCGTTTGCGCACCAGTTTACGAAACTTCCGCACCAGGGTTGAAAGTTAGCTTTTGTGTAAGCGCCGTACTTTGTTTCGTTATCTTTAGGGCCTTCAATAGTCCCTAGTTCTGCTGTAGCAACTTCAATAAGTTTTTTTGCTGTACCTTGTTCTGCCATTATCGTTTATCCCAATCTTCATCAACTGGTTGCTCATCTGGAACTTGTCCATCTGGCTTTGCAAAAGTAGGTTCAATAGTTACAGCTTTTCCTGATTGATTAGCTTCAACTTGAAGATCAGCAGCTGTTTTAGAGTTAACATCAACTGCTGCAAATGCAGAGTTAATCTCTGAGATATCAAGCTTGCCATCATTCATAAAGCCACGTGCTAGCTTCTCTACGACTGCGGCAACTGCTGTAAGACCGGCAACTGTAATTGCTTTTGCTACTGAAATACCAGCTACTGAACCTGCACCGATTACGGATAGGCCAGATGCTGCAAATACTGCAACGATGCGTAGTAGCACGTTGCCAAACATTTTAATTCCTGATTTCATTCTTCATCCTTTGGGTTACGTAGTGGATAAGTAACAGCCCATGCAAATAGCGTTCCAATAATTGCGTACCCCACAACTGTCTTTGCAGACCCGTCGAGCACTACCCAAGCAATGAACATGCCAAGCAATGTCCATAGTTGGTCAATCATGTCTTTAATTATTCTCAAGGCTTTCTTCTCCTTACTCCCTTTGAATCACCAGAGGCTCCTCCGCCTCCAGAACTTCCTCCCCCACCACCAGAAGATGAACCTCCGGTAGTGGTACTAGCAGCAGCTGCGCCAACTGCATTCATAGCAGCTCCGGCAGCAATAACGGAAGCAACAACCATTTTGGTTGCTTCTTCGCGTTCTTCGGTTGACATATCAGCACCGATGTTTCCAAGTGCTTGTAGTGCTTCACCTGGGTCGCTAAATATTGCGCCAATTAATTCAGATGGGTTCTCTAGTAAAACTAGAGCCGCAGCTACGTCTGCAGTAATTATAACTTCGTTACCGTTTTCATCCTGCCTAACCTCGACAGGTGTCTCTGCTGGTAGATCCTTATACTCAATACCAGCGTCTTGAATTTGCTCTTTAGTAAGAGTCTCTCCTGGCGCTACTGATTCAATCAAGGCTTCAGCAACAAGTTCTTTTTCAGCCGTAGTCAGTTTGCCATCGGCCGCTAGTGCATCGGATAGCGCAGATACTTCTTCTGCTGTAACTTCTCCATCAGCGCTTAAAGACTCAAGAATTGCATCAGCATCGGAGGCAGAAAGCTTTCCATCAGCCAAAGCGTCATCAACAGAGGCCGTAACCGCTTCTTCAACAGTTGCAGGGGGTTCTTCTGGGGGTGTAGGCTCAGCAGGTGGTTCCTCAGCGGGAGGTTCCTCGACTGGAGGTTGTGATGGTTCTTCTATCGGATTTTGTGGCTCTGGCTCTGGTGTCTCTGGTGCTTGTGGTTCTTCCGCAGGTGGCTCAGGTGCCACAGGAGGCTCCTCGGGTGCTACGGGTGGCGTTTCGGGCTCTTCCACGGGTGGTTGCGGTTCTGTGGGTGGTAATGGCTCTTCTGTGGGTGGCTCAGTAGGTGTCGGTTCAGGATCAGGAATTGCCACAGGTGGCTCAGGAGTTGGAGCAGGTGGCTCAGGAGTTGGAACAGGCTCAGGAACAGGTTCAGGCGCTGGCGTTGGAGATGGCTCGGGAGTTGGGACTGGCTGCGGCGCAGGTTCGGGCGTTGGCGCAGGGACTGGCTCGGGTTGAGGAACAGGCTGAGGTTCGGGAATCACTACTGGGGCAGGGACTACTGGTGGAACTATAGGTGCTGGAGGAACGTAAGCCTGAATAGCGGTAACCGCTGTTGCTACTTTTGTAGTAGCGGTGTTTGCTAATTGATTTGCTGTATCAAGTGCTGTGCTAGCCGTTGATTGGAGGGTAGTTAATGTTTGAGTCTCTGTTGTTAATGTGGTCTGAGCTGTTGCAAGTACTGTCACTGCTGTTGTTTTCGCTTCTGTAACAGTTGCAAGAACAGCAACTTCAACTTCTTTAACTTCTGTTTTATCAGCGACTACTGCTGTTTGGCTTGTAATTTGAGCCGTTAAAGTTTCATTGGTTACGTTAGTCATTGGCTTGACTGCAGTATTTGCAATTTCACGAACACCAATGCGTGGTCCATTCCAAAGGTTAGTTGTGTTACCTGCAACTGTGCCCGTGCCAGTCCACTCACCTGTTGTTGGGTTTACTGTCATTATCCAGTTAACGTTTGTAAGTGGGCTTCCTGGGTCACTAAATCTATGTAAATCCCAATCAACTGCAAGTGTAGTTTGAGTAGTTGTGACTGTTATACCAGCACCTGCTCCCGCACTTTGAAAGTCAGAACCAAATACAGAAATGCTTGGACCATTAGGGAAATCCCACCAATTAAAATCACCAGTACCAAAAGTAATAGTTGCTTTAGATGTTACATAAATTTGACTGGATGTTCCTTGACCTTCATAAACAGTATTCCCCATTTTAATATCAAAGGGAGTTTGGATTTTTGTTGCACCATCATACATAGCAGGAAGAGTTGTAGTTGTAACTGTTGGGGTTGCTGGAGCAACGGGGGCTACATACCCAGCAGTTGTGTAAGTCTTAGAATCAGACGGAGTGTTTTGAAGAGCGGTCAATGTAGTTTGAGCATTAGTTAAGTTAGTTGTTGCAACTGCTACTACTGCTGTTTGTGACTCAACTGCTGCTGTTGCTGTAGCAACAACCGCTGTGGCTGAGTCTACGGTAGTAACGGCTAGCGTTACTACTGCTGTCTGGGAGTCAACAGCTGCCACTGCTGTAGTGGCTGTAGACAAAGCTGTTTGGGCGGTTGTAATTGCAACCTGTGCTTCTGTAACTGGTACGGATGCTTCCAAAACAGCTGCGGGAATTGCGGCTTCAACAGCCGTTGCCAATGTTACAGTTGCACTCTCAATCTTACTTGTAACGGAGGTAACTGTTGGCAGAGCATTTTGTGTTGGCTGGGGGGCAGGAACACCCACGGGCGACAACGTGGAAACGGTACTTGTATCAGAAGTCGTTAGAACAACTACAACAGGAGTCTGAGTTGAACCGGGAGTCGGATCGACAACAGGCTGAGAAGGATCGTTGGATTGATCCGCCTGTGCAGGTGACATCACAGTAAGCACTAGGAATATCATTCCTGTGCCGATTAGTAGGTTTAGCTTCTTAAAGTACCGTCTTAGTATTGCGAATGGACGTGAAGCGTTCAGTTGTCTTCTCCCTCGACAACTTAAATTTTACTAGAAGATAGAATCCTCTGGGTCGTAAACATTTGCTGCTTGCTTTAATAAACTATCTTTTAAACTTCTTGCGTGGTGACCGCAAAACATTAACTCACCGTTTAAAAATGTAGCGATAACTTTTGCTGCTGCGTTACAAGAATCACATCGATCCTCCGCCGTCAGTTCCCGACCCGCCATCTGCTCCTGTGTTGCCATCGTGTCCAGCTCCTTCAGTAGTAGTTGTGTCAGCATTGGTTGTTCCTGAGCCCATACCACCCCACATGTACGCAGGATAGTACGGAAGTACGATTCCCCCAACTCGAAGAAACCCTCGGTCATTCATAGACACGTTTTTATATTGTCTGTGCTTCTTTTTACGCTCAGTCATTTTCGTAGTCTTTCTGTAGGTGGCGCTCTTCGCAATCACGTGCTAAGCCCGGAACTACGTATATCTTTTGACAAAACTCACAAGTCCAACGCTTTATGCGCTCCTTGTCATCCAACTTAGCGGCGTTTCATCTCGCGCTCAGTAGTTTTCTTCGTTTCAATTTTTTTGCGCTTTTCTTTTGCTAAAGCGGCGCCACTTACTGGTCCGCCAAGCATTGTTGGATTATCTGTTGCTTCTTTTACAGTTGGGTTTAACTTAACTGCATTACGAGCACCTTGAACACCAGTTTTAACATCATCTTCAAAGCGCTCTGCACCTGTCATCTTACGAGTGCGATCCATCTCACCAATAGATTGTTCTACGGCACGCTTCTTTAGACCTGAGTCGTCTCCGCCTTTGCGATAGATATTAGAGAACTGACCGCTAGTTGGTTCCATTACTTTTCATTCTCCTTTTTACCTGCACGGCGCTTATTTTCTTTTGCAGTGTTCTTACTACGAGATATAGCTCTTAGGTTTCCCTTAGAGTCATTATTGTGGTTATTATCTTTATGATCCACAGTAATATCTTTAGACTTAAGTTTACCGTTTTTTGACTCGTAGTCAGCGCGAGCTTTGTTCTTAGAAGTAGTAACCCACTTATCGCCTACCTTTTTCTTGTAGACATAAATAGGGCGTCCGCCATTAGCGTCACTGCCCTTGTAGGGTCCAAACTTCTTAGTCTCAGCCATTCTTCTTATGCCAATCTTTTGTAGCCTTTACGCCTTGCTTAATTGTCTTAGCGCCAGCCTTCTTAGTAAGGTTAATCTTGTCGTACTTACCTTTTTTACCAGCGTGGTCAACAATTACTTCACCGCTAGGCTTTTGCTTGATAGTGTGCTTCTCACCTGCGACTTTGATTGTTTTTTTATGAGATGCTTTTGGCTTACCGCAGCCGCAGGTGGCGCACATTACTTCTTCTTCTTTCGTAGAGCAGCGAAGTCAGATCCTTCTAGCTTGCCATCTTTGTCAACATCAAGCTTCTTCTGCTTTGGTGACATCTTCTTAGCAGTCTTCTTGCAGGCGCCCTTACAGCCCGGCTTTGAACAACCACATCCACATGATTTGCACATTATTTTTTACCAGCTTTCTTTTTAGTAGGTTTTGCAACTTTTGACTTACCAGAGCCTGCAGGAACACAGTTAGGAACTTTCTTGCCCCTTAGCATCTTCATGCCAACTTGAACATAGCCTTCCCAACATGGGTTTGAATCTTTTGCCATTAGCAGTCCCACTTTCTAAGCGCAAGCGCTTTACGTGTTGGTTTGCCATTTTCCATCATAGGACCTGGCATACCACCCATTCTCGCACAGAAAGACTTACGACGTGATGCACCTTTAGGTGAACGACGTGCTTCCTTTGCAGATACAGGAGGTTTTAAATCAGAGCCTGGGTTAGCAGCCTCATAAGACTTACGTCCTTTTTCATTAAGACCGCCCTCAGAGTTTTTACCCTCTTTGCGTGTCCATGCTTGAGTCACTACTTATTGCCTTTAACAGTTACGTGCCCACCGCTCGACTTTTTTTGTTTTCTAACCGCTTGCTTGCCGTAAATAGCTTGGCCAGGCTTTGCAGCCTTTGGATTCATTAATCCAGTCTTTGGATCTACCTTAGGTGTTTTAATCATTTTGTTTTCTTATCCCTCATCTGTTGTTCGTAGGACTGACCCTTGAAGTCAGGCTTAAAAGTATGTGCGGCCTTATCGCCACCTTTTGCTTCCCAAGTCTCTTTAGCCCACGTAGCATCAGCATCAATCTGCGCTCTGCGTGATTTAGCGCTATCTGAGAATTGCGTTCCGTTTGGAATCATTTGCTGTACCTTCCGGGGTATTGGTCGGGCGCTGATGCACAATCCATAGGATCTGCATGAAACGTTTGTGAACCTAGTCTACTGTTAGCAATCGTATTTGTTTTCCCTAATATGGGTTTTCCACAACTGTCACAACGATGAATATCAAACTGCTTTTGAGAGGGTTTCATTACATACCTTTATTGACTGCATCCGATGCTGTATCACCGACTTGATATCTTCCGTAACTAGCATGTGGACCCTCATAAATGCCTTTAGCTACTTTACGTTTTCCTAGAAAAGCTTTCGAACGACCCGACCCTGTACTTACACCCTTAGCATCTCTACCAAATGCACGTTGCTCACGAGTCTTACCCGTTGCTGGATCGTAAATCATTTGTTGTCCTTGTCGTAAGGTTTAACAACGCCTGCTTGTTGTGGTCCCCACTGACGTTCACCTTTTGCTTGTGCTTTCTTTTCAGCACGCTTAGCATCAAGGGATACGACGTTATCGAACTGGCCCTTTGCAGGTTCCATTTACTTACCCTTTTCAGTTTCTTCCTTGATAGCACGCTTAGCGTTATCACCCTTGTTAGGGTTGCTACCTGCCCACTTAATAAATTCCGCACGACGCTTTGCAGCGCCTTCACGATCCTTAGCAATACCTGCTCCACCAGCGGGACGAGCAGACTTCCACTTGTTAACTACAGCAGTACGCGTTTTAGTTGGTTTACCTTTACGTGTACCACGTGTCATAGTTGTTGGGTTGTCTTCAAACTCTTCTAAGCGATCTTCGGCATTAGCCAAACGATCTGGAGACCTCTTAGCCCAATCGCGGAATTGGCGAGTCGATGCACCATGTTCAGGGCGCTCTGCTTTCCAATTCTCTACGGAATTGTCTTCTGGTTCTGGTGCTGGGTTCTTGATAGCCATAATGGAATTCTACTTTGCTAGTGGGTCTTCGTAAGCCTTAATAGCTTCTACAAGGTGTGAGCGAAGGATAATAAACTGGTTTGGATGCCTATCTATGAAATGCTGTATTACGTACTTCATACTGGCTACAGAGTTAAGACAGCCGTTATTGCGGTCATTGTAGATTAACTTGTATAAAGAGCCGACTTCATCGTCTCTATCGTCCTGCTCCATAAGCCATTGCATAAACATGGCTAAAGGGTAAATCTATTCGGGGCCGAATTGGTTCTAATCGTTTAAATCTATTTTGGGAGTCTTAGCTGACATAGGCTTCTTCTTGAAATCAGAACGTACTCCAATGACTTGATCATTAACTGTTGCTTCTGGCAGGTCGCTGGCGACTCTATTGAATTGGCGAGACTGTGTCTTGACTTGATGAGGCTCAGCGCCACCGGGCGGTACCTGCATCAGGGAACCTAGTTCTTCCCTAGAGAAATCCTTAGTAGGGCGATTAGCAATCTTCTCAGAGGCCAAATTGCCTTCAGCAATCTCCATCTTAGTTAACTTAGAAAGCTTCTCAGTATTACCGCCACCTTTATTCATGGAGGTTACCTTCTTTGCCTTCAAAGGAGGAAGTTTCTTGTAGCGTTCGGGTTTTGCGGCCATATGGCAATGGTAGTGTTCTGGGATGGAAAAGTCACCCGCAACCATAAATGAACGATGCGGAACCTACGCTGGTTACAAAATCCATCGTAAAAGAAATGAAGAACTGTGCCTGCCCTGTAGAGAGGCTATGAGGGAATACCGTAGGGAGTACCACAAGCGCAACCCAGACAAGAACAGCAAGTATAGAAAAGCCTATGTATCTCAACCAGATAAAAAAGCGGCAATCAATGAGTATGGTCGTAACTACCATAAGATTAAGAGCAACTCTCCAGAAGCAATTCAGGCTCGTCAAGATAAGAAAGCGTTAAGAGAAGAAAAAGCTAAGGCTACTGCACGGAAAAAGCAATCTCAAAAATTATTTAAAGAGGAGTCCCGTAAAGCAGCGCTAGAAGAACGTCGATTGGCTAGAGAAACAAAAAAGAATGATCCAGCCGTACTTGCACAAAAAAGAGCCAATCAAGAGAAGGCTTGGGAGCAAGGCCGACAAAGGATTATGGCTCTTAATGCAATTGCACATGAAAAGGCTGAAATTAGAAAAGCCGAAGAAAAGATCATCAAGGATGCAGAAAAGGCAAGGAAGCAAGAAGAGCGAGAGAGAAAATTGCTACTTGTCAAGGTTGCAAAGATAATTCGTAAGAAACTCCGTGTACAAAAAGAACGGGTACTTAAAGATCAGCACGGAGTAAACACAGGGGATTACTCAAGATGTAGAAAACTTAACGGAAAAGCCTGCGACCTTTGTAGAACATTTGCAGCCAAGTACGCTAGAGATAAATTTCATTCTGATCCAAAGTACAAAGAAGCCGAAAAACGTTGGAGGAAAGCCAACCCAGATAAAGTCTATAACGACAAACATCGTGCTCAAAAATATGGCGTTCCTTATGAGTATTACTCACGTGAACAGATCTTCAAACGTGACGGCTACGATTGTTATCTATGCAATACCCCAACCAATCCAACTGCCGCACATATTCAAGGTCAACCCGGCTGGGAGCTTTATCCGCATCTTGAGCACGTAATCCCAATATCAAAAGGCGGACCCGACACCAAAGGCAACATTAGAATTGCTCATGCTAAATGCAATATCGATAAGGGCGTTAAGTTGTTGTAATGAAAAAAAGCCACTGGGTCCTTTTTGAAGGTGTTACCCGTTTTTCTGCCCTGGCCCCCTTTTCTGTGGCGCAAATCACCTAACCCTAGGGGGGGTCTTTCAAAGTAGATGTGACGAACACCACAGCAAAGGTCATTGGTGCGTGGGGTGCTAGGGCATAGTCTTGCGTTAGCAAGGTGGGAACCGCCCACATGCGGAACGGGGCTAACAATGAAACTATCAAAGCGTGGCGAAATAGTATTCGCTTCACTATTGTTCTCAGCGTTTGTAATGGGTGCTTCAGCACTTGTTGCTGGTGGGGTGTGGCTTGCCACTCATCACCAAGTCATTGACCAATCATCATGTAAGCAAACTATCGAAGGCGTAATGTGCGACTTCACTTGGGAAAGGAAATAACAATGGGGCTAGACATGTATCTTCACGCAAAGAAGTATGAAAGCAATTACAATTTCCAAATCGAACAAAACGGTGAGAACGAAGTCTTTAATACTGTGCTCACCGCTATCGGTGGTTATGTCACACCTAACTCACCTTCAATCGAAGTCTCAACGACTATCGGATACTGGCGCAAGGTCAACGCTATTCATAACTGGTTCGTCAAGAACCTAGCCAATGGTGTGGATGAGTGCCAGCCAATCTATGTGCCTCGTGAGAAGTTGGTTGAGTTGCGACTTCTATGTAAGCAAGTCCTCAAGGACAAGTCACTTGCTGGCAAGTTGCTTCCTACTGGTTCAGGGTTCTTCTTTGGTAGTACTGAGTTCGACGAGTGGTACTTCAGAGGACTAGAGGACACCGTTGCGCAGATTGAGAAGGCGCTTCATCTCGACGAGGAATGGAGTTTCGAATACCAAGCCTCTTGGTAATCGAATAAGTCAAGCGCCTCGCCCTCCCGTTCGGGGGCGGGGTGCTTTGCTTTGTAGCTGAGATCGCGCCAAATGTTTGTGTTGGTACCCGCCCTCCCAGTACCTAATCCCTAAAGGGAAGGGTGGAGAGAAGCTCGAACAGATGTTCGAACGCCGGGTGTGATGGACATCACAGCAAAGGTGCTTGGTGAGAGTGGCGAGAGATGAGAAGGTTCTCTTATCAGCGAAACCAAGTAACTGATAAAGGGGCTAGAAATGAAACTAACCAACAAGCAAGCACTTAGTGCTTACAATGAAATAGCGGAAGCGTTCGCCTCAAACGAACCCCTTCCAGTAAATGCGGTAAATCTTATCGTCTACGCAATACAAGACTTACAGGTTCGTGACTATTTTCTTGGACACGCACCAATGTCTTTCGGTGTTGAAGGCGCGATTAAATTCGTTACCGAAATCCTTCCGTTAGTTGAGGAAGGTCACCGTTCACCGTTCTACACTTTACTATCAGCGTTCTACTATGAGGCAAACGATAAAGAGTTGGCGTATGTCTCACTCGTTCAAGCACAATTGCTTGACCCTAATTACTCACTCGCTAAGTTACTCGACCGAGTTTACAAGGCAGGTTGGGCAACTGACGCAATGGCAACAATGCGCACCGAATTGCACCCGAAGGTAGTTGCAACCTTCGAAGTGGAAGAAGAGTTGGCTATCGCATAGCCAGCCCCAATGGAAAGCCCTCGGCAGAAATGCCGGGGGTTTTTCCATGCCCGGATCCTGGAGCTCGTTTTTTTAGGGGATGCCAAAATACTATTTTGCCCAAAGCCTCAATGCCTTAATTGTTTGTGTTGGACACCCACCCTCCCAGTGTCCTATCCCTAAAGGGATCGGGAGGAGAGAGATGATGTGATGTAGATAACAACAAAGGGCATTAGTGCGATTGGCGAGAGATGAGAAGGTTCTCTTAGTTGAGGCGAACGACCTCAACGACAGGGGCTAAGAAATGAACGAAGAAAAAGCAATGAAAGTGTTTGACCTTATTAGCAAGACTGGTGATGAGGAATTGACTTCAGAGGAAGTTAGTTTTCTCAACAACAACCTTGCGCCTTTCACCTCAGTTCTAATTGAGGCAGGGGTTCATACAATGACCAAAGCGGGAATGGATAAAGAGGAAGCACTCTCTATCTTGGAATTGCTCGCAATGGTATCTCGTATGGCTGGTGCGTCAAACTTCGTTGATTTCGTCAATGTAAAACAAATGGAGGGCTAGACAAATGGCATCAAAAGCAATAACTGTAAAAGTTCCAACGGCAAAAGTAATAACTGCTCTACAAGCAAAGTTGGAAAAGATTGAGTTGGATTTTGCTTCTCAAGAATCCAATGATGCTCAATACCAAACGGCAATGGACGCGTGGCGCAAAGAAATTGGAAAGTGGGCTATTGACCGCTTCTCAAAGGCTTCTAACATCAGAACCAACTATCGTGAGTGGCAGAAAACTCTCAATGTTGATTTTGACATCACAGTTGATGAGAAAGAGTTTCCAAAAGAACCCGTGCGAGAACACGAAAAAATCCATCTTCACGAATACAAAGAGATGAAAGAGGACATTACAAATGCCCTTAGTATCTTGCGTATGACCGAAGAAGAAGTAGTAAATGCCTCAACTATGAAATCCATAGCAAGGTATCTATAAGAGAAGCGACCGGCTGCTCTGGGCTTCGGCTCAGAGCGGCGCGGGCCGCGCAAAAAGTTTGTGTTGGATCCCACCCTCCCTGATCCTTTCCCTTACAGGGAAGGTAAGAGAGAGATTCAGCTATGTGATGCACATCACAGCAAAGCCCCTTAGCGCTGGGGGATAGCGGGCTTATTGTTCAGTTATTAGAGAAGCACAGTATCTAATGGAATGGGGCTAGACATGAGTAATGGAAGCAACGAATTTTGGAACGAATACTACGGTTCATTCGTAGGCGCTCGCATTCTAAAATTTGAGGGCATGAATACCGAGGATGATTTAGGCGACGGGTTCCCTGAATTTACCGTTCAATTCGCAAATGGTGAGATTGGACTAATCTCAGTATCACAAGACCCCGAGGGTAATGGCGGAGGATTCTTGTTCGGATTGGCATTACCTGCAGAACATCCACAAGGTGGGGAAGTGAGGACACTAAATGCTTGATGAATACACTAATAAAGAACTCATTGCAGAACTCATTGCACGTGGTGCGTATGACATTGACAATGACGGTCAAGCGCTTATTTACACGGGGGTGACCCCTGATGCCTAGATTAGAAGTAGGTGATACCTACACTACGCAAAAGAATGGCGTTACTGGCGTAATCATGGAGATTGTGCCAAATGACACGGGCTCCACTAGATTGAAGTTGTTGACCGCGGATCTCGTGATCCGTTGGACGACATACGTTCCTGAGAGACTGGGGCAGGTAAAGGTTTCTCGTTAGCCCCACTAAAGAGAAAGTGCTGGGTCACACTATAAAATGACCCTATAAATTTAGCTAGGCTGAGTCAAAGCTGGTTTTTTATTATTTGGTTACAGCCAAAGCGTGTCCAGGATCCGGTTCCAGGGGAGACACAGCTGCTCGGCCTAGCTGCTCCATTTCGGCCGCTCGCAAAAAGTTTGTGTTGGCCCACCCTCCCCATTCTCTTTCAGAGGGAATAGTAGTAGAGAGAGCTCAGCTGCCGGGGATCCAGGTGTGACGAGCATCACAGCAAAGACTCTTCGCAGTAGGGGAGAGATAAGAGATAGTTCTACTACTAGCAAATCGCTAGTGATTGAGAAAGGGGCTAGACGTGGGTTACTACGTTTCGTTGCATTCATCAGATTGGGAGATTACAGAATCTCCTGAGTTACTGGCAGTTCTAAAAGAAATGCCTACACGGTTCCATGCTATCAAGCGTGGCGGTTCATCTAATGGTGAATCATGGTTCTCATGGGTAAATGATGAGGACTTCGTCAAAGCGACTACATGCGAAGAGATTATCAACGCATTCGGTTTCGAGACATCAGAATCACAAGGCGTTGTATCTATAGATGGATACAACAACAAGACTGGACAAGAAGACGTCCTACTCGCAGTCCTTGCACCATTCGTTACAGAAGGTGCAGAAATGGAATGGAGTGGCGAAGAAGGCGAGCGCTGGCTCTACCTTGTCAAAGACGGCAAGTTATTTGTATCAGGTGAGATTCGCAAATGGGATGAGCCTGAGCCATACAAGTATCTTCACTACGATTTCCACACGGATGCAGATGGCAAAATGGTTACTGACACCAAGGTCATTGACATCTATGCGCCAATGCCAGAAGACTTAGTAAGTCGCTGGGATAAGAAGAAGAAGGTCGAAGCCTAAGAAGTAGAAGAAGCCCCTCAGCCAAAAGCTGGGGGGTTTTTTCATACCAGGATCCAGCTGCTCGATCGCGCCGGTAAATTTAGGGGTGCCAAATGTTATTTCCCAAAGCCTAATTTGTTTGTGTTGAACAGCCCTCCCACCCTGTTTAACCCTTTCAGGGAATGGGTAAGAGAGAGATTGATCCAGGCATGTGATGCAGATAACACCAAAGCCTATTAGCGAGAGAGACACGTGGGCATATGTTTATACCAGTGAGCAACACCGCTTACTAAATAGTGAAGGGCTAGGCACGTGAGACCACTATCTCAAATTGCTCAGGACATCGAGTCCGAGTGCGGTACCAAGGATTGGTACGTATATGCAGAAGCATATGTGACACCAATGAAATCGCTTACATCTTTAAGCGATACATATGGCGCTGATAGCGCTGAATCTATAGTGCTCTACGCACTATCTAATCTCACCTCATGGCGAGGAGAGAGAGCCCGCAGTATCAAGGCGGAGCTCAACGGGATGCTCAAGGGGGTGAGTGCATGAGCGTCGATACATATAACCCGAATGCGCTAGTTACTTATAAAAAGATAGCTGGCACCTATGCTGAACCAGAAGCACCAGAATACATTACCGACAAGGTAGTGGACCTCGAGTGGACGCTGCACCAAGGCCGCGAAGCTCGCACCGAAGCTCAAAAGCTCCGGGCCACAATAGCTTCGATCCAGGAGCACATGACCCGCAACGATTGGTATAACCCGAATACAGAAGCATCGGAGATCCTGGCTGCTCTGCAGGAGATCCTGGGTTACGAACCAAAAGCTGAAATTCGGATCACAGCTGTAATTGAAGTAGAGGTTACGGTTGAGCTCAACATGGATGAAGTAGAAGATTTCGATGCAGAGACCTGGATCAGTGATTGGGTCTCAGTAGATACCAGCTCGGGAGATTCGAGCTGTGATAGCTGGGCAGTTAGCTCAGCTGATTGGGAAGATGCCTGACGCATTAAGCATCGTGGGACGGCTGCTGGTCGAAGGGTCAGCAGCCTACCTAGATGCTAAAACAATCGATGAAGAGAATGGATATTCAGATGCTATGGAATCCATGGAGAGAAAGTACTGGGAAGGGTACACAGATGCTCTCTATGAATTGGAAGCTCTGATTAATAAATAGCCCGGTGCGATCCTGGCGGCTTCGGCCGCTGGGGTTGCGCTTTGTTTGTGTTGAATGCCCACCCACCCATTCACCCTTCGGGTTATTTTAAGAGAGAGCTCGCTCCTGGCGTGTGACGTACATCACATCAAAGCCTATTGGGGAGAGAGGTGCCATAAGGTTAAATATGCATTACATCAACGACATGGAGGCTAGTTCATGGAAAAGTTAAAGCGTAGTAAGGACCGCAAGGTAGCTAATTCTCTCACCGCATCGGGCGGCGTTAGAATCGCTAATTCTTTCGGTTTACCGGCGGGCAAGGCATATTCATGCCCTAGCGCCACTAGTATATGCACACGCATATGTTATGCGGGCAAGCTAGAGAAGATTTACAAGGGTGTTAAGGCTAATCTCATTCACAATTGGGATTTATTGAGAGATGCCGATCATGACACTATGGAAGCACTATTAGAAGAGATGATTGCAGACTTTCGCAAGGATTGTGAGAAATGGGATGCGCCTAAAGAATTCCGTATCCATTGGGACGGGGATTTCTTTAAGCCAGACTACGCATTCGCATGGAAGCACGTTATTTTAAATAACCCGGATATTCTATTCTGGGCATATACACGTGTAGAATCTGCCGCGTACATGCTCAAGGGCATGGATAACCTAGCGTTATATTTCTCCACCGATACGGAGAATATGGAGGCGGCTAAGCGCTTAAGCGCACACGGTATCAAGCTCGCCGGGTTACATGAGACATTCTCTCAAGCCAAGGACATGCTCCTGGCATTAGGTGAGAGAGGGGCTAAGTGCCCGGAACAACGTAAGCAAATTCCACTAGAGGGCGCATGCGTAGCATGCAGAATATGCCTAAAGGCGGATGCAAATATTACATTCTCAATAAGTAAGAGATAAGGGGATAAAAATGGGACGTAATCTATCAATGGAGCTAGCTGGGGGATTGGGAGACCTATCCTTGCAGCACCAGCTCAAGATTCAATTGCAGAATAATCACTACCCGCCAGTGCCTACATCCATGGTATTCCCATGCATCGCGGCAATTACGGCCGTTAATGAATCCGATCCTGGCAAGCTCATCGAATTACCGGATGGCGTACTATGGAGAGGGCAGACATCCGCGCCAGCGAGCGCGATAGTAGAGGCCCATCACCTTGATGCATGGTTAGATGGAGATGACTATGAGTAATACATTCCTTGATTTGATGGACCAGATCCTAAAGGAGGGTCTGGCCGCCATCGATGCCCTAGATGAGGATGATCTAGAAGAAGAATAGAGTTGCTCCCGGTTCTTGCCCGGTCGAGCGCATGCTCCCAGCTACTGCTAGCCCGGTAGCTGGGAGTTTTTCTTTTTTTATGGTTGTTTTTTTAGCCTACACCCATCCAAATGTTTGTGTTGACCCACCCTCCCCTTATCCCTTCGGGATAGGGTAAGAGAGAGAGGCTGTGACGTAAGTCACATGTGACATTACTCACGCAGTGATGTTCATCACAGTAGAGTTGAGTCGGGCCGGCTCAACTTTGCTGAGTCCAGCCCATTCAAGCTAATTCCACCGGGAATTTGCGATCTCGAGAGAGATGAGAGAGAATGAGCTGAAGAGAGAGAGAAGGAGAGAGAGAGAGAGAGAGCCAAGCTAAATAGCCGACATTAAATGTCGACAAATCGACTGATTAGGCTACTGTGAGCCACATCACAGGACTCCGCAGTTATGCCACCAGCTCTACAGCCTGTTCAGCCTGAACATATGCGTATATGTGAGAGATATCGCTTGAATAGGCTGAATATGCGATCTCAGCCCGGTAGAGACTAAAGCAGCAGAGATAGCAAGCCAGGATCCATATGATTCTCTCTCATATGCTCTCTCTAGTAGAACAAGGAGAAGTAAATCTATTTCGGGCCCATCCGCCACGTGATGCAGGTCACAGCAAAGGTACTTAGCCATAGCGCCATCAAGCTCTAATGTTCTCTATATCAAGCAAACAACGAAATGGAGCAAAAAATGATGGATTACCACAAGGCTGAAGAGGACAAGTACGACGCAGAACGTGACGTTGCTTTCCACGCAATTATGCAATTGGTTCGTGACTCACTCACAGCCAAGCAACAGGAAGAACTTATCAAGTTATACGTAGATGCCACATTTGCAAGTTATTGGGCTGGCTGGCATGGTCATGGCTATGCCATTGCAAAGGTTGAAAACAAGGTAAGCGCATGATTAAAGAAGTGAAACTGCATTACACAGTCTTCACCCTTGCGAGGTTATCTCGTGAGGTGTGGGGTGACCAAGCGGTTGAGTATCTCTCAGCACGGTTGGATAGCGTTATATCCCACGATCAACTTAAAGCATTAATACACGAACTGGAATGGGAGGCAAAATCATGAACGATTCAATTAGCTGGGGCGAGTTAGCCGAACTCACCCATGAGTCACAGGTCGAGCGATTTGGCTTCTGTTCTTGTGAGGATCTTGAACCTCATGAGTATCCCTATCCATCATGCCTAACAAGGTTGATGTCATGAGTATCCGCGCAGAAATTGGCGCCGAGGTCGATGACCTAGTCAACGGCAAATTTGAGGAGGGCTCTCTTCATGGGCGCACTCTAAGTATTGTCCACTCGATTATAAATCTTGAGGGCGAAGAGGCTACCGATGAGGAATGCCTATGGATGATTCACGATGTCATCAACCACTGGTCAGAACAAGCAGATGAAGGAAAATTTTGATGGACTTTGAGACTGTTATACCTATTGAGTCTAAGCCGAAGGTGTATTCAAAATTTTCGGACAAAAATACAAGAGAGCAGATATTGCAATCATTGCAAGATGAAGGACGACTTCATATAATCAAAGTAGGGGAGGATGAATGACGATTTCAACTAAAGATGCAATTATGATCCATATGCTTAAAACAGGTAATTTTGAAGATGCAACGCTAACCGTCAAAGGTTTGGTGGGCGCTAACCTCGTGGCAGCACGGGTTGCGTTACAAGAGTTACCTAAACCATTAACACAAGAGGATATAGATAATGTTCTTGCGTTCATTATTGAAGCGGAAGCCACCCTTGAATATCTAGGAGATGTGGAGGATTAATTGAATGGCAGTAAAAGCATATGAAAACCTCAAACCAACTGCGGATTTATGGGAATGGCAAAATCAAGGTAATTGCGTAGGCAAGGATCCTGAGATGTTCTTTTTAGAGCATAACATGCGTGACTCCATGAAGCGCAAGAAAGAAACAGAAGCAAAAGCTGTGTGCAAAAGTTGCCCGGTAATTGCTAAATGTTTAAATCACGCGTTAAGTGTCCCTGAAGCCTATGGCGTATGGGGAGGCTTAAGTGCTGATGAAAGGTTTTATTACAACACTAAGAGAAGGGTAAACGCATGAAGGCTGTATCGCTGTTTGCTGGTGTAGGTGGATTTGATTTAGCGTTGGAGAATGCTGGTGTATCAGTCGTTGCTTCATGTGAAATCGATAAACACGCACGAGCTGTGCTTGCAAAACAATTTCCAAACTCAAAACTAATCAACGATGTAAAGGATGTAACAGGTGATCAACTTAGAGAACTCGGATTCAACGGTAGTGAAGGAATTATTGTCGGAGGATTTCCATGCCAGGATCTGTCCGTTGCGGGAAAACGAGCAGGACTTGCTGGCTCTCGAAGTGGACTCTTCTGGGAAATCTGTCGCATCCTCGACGAAACGAAAGCGAAATGGTTCGTCCTCGAAAACGTCCCCGGTTTGCTGTCATCTAACGACGGAGCAGACATGGGCACCGTCCTCCAAGCGTTGGCTGAGCGCGGGTATGGGGTCGCATACAGGATTCTTGACGCTCAGCACTTCGGAGTCGCCCAAAGAAGGCGTCGAGTCTTCATTGTTGGATGTCTTGGAGACAACGGGAGCGCACCTGCAGAAGTACTTGCTCTCATCGAGGGCATGCGAGGGCATCTTGAGACGAGCGACAAAAAGAGGAAAGTCATTGCCAGCGCTACTCCACTCAGCACTCGAGCGGGGGATGGAAGAAAAGTAGCTAACGCTATTCCAGCAGAGATTTACCATCATGCAACAGTAGTCAACCAAGATGTGGACAGTGGTCACCTTGTGGTTCATCAAGAGTAGGAGAGCACAGACTGTGGATGATTTTGAGACATGGGTAGATGGAGAAGTTACTCCAACACTCAACGCGTTTGATAACAACGGGGACACTCGTGCAACGGTATTGATCTTCTATGGTAATCGAGTCGATGACATTCGTATTCAAGGAGGAGTAATCAATACACTACAAGCACGTATGGGAACTGGTGGAAACAATATGCCAATGCTGGCGTATCCAATACAAGATGGGCGTGATATGGAAAAGAAACAGAACGGTTTAGGTGTAGGTGAAGAAAATGATCCTTCATACACACTAGATAGAACTGGTGGTCAGGCTGTTGCTTATCCAATTCAAGGCACAGTAATTGGTCGTAGTGATACAGCTGGACCGCAAGGAAAGGGTTACGGCAATCCTGATGATCCTATGTTTACTATCGATACAGTTGGAGGTCATGCAGTGGCACGAGTAGGTAACTTTGAGTTGTATGACTTCCCTAAAGAAGATGTGGCGCCAAGCCTTAACGCTCGACGTGCTAAAGATACGTTGGCTTATGAGGACGCTGTTGTTCGCAGACTAACTCCGTTAGAGTGCGAGCGCTTGCAGGGCTTTCCTGATGGTTGGACTGATAGCCAGTCTGATTCACAGCGCTACAAGCAAATGGGTAATGCTGTTGCAGTACCTGTTGTTCAATGGATTATCAACCGTATTGTGGAGGTAGATAATGCAAGACCTGATGCAGAACCTAAAGAATAAATGCATTGAGATTCATAATGCTGGTGGGTTGGATGCTGTTGATCGGTATCTTGATGAACACCACCGCCTGATTCCGTGGGAGTCGTGCTTTGAATGCGACGCTATTACCCCACGTGATCCACGAACGCTTAAATGTTTTTTTGAGGAGGAATGTCATGAAATCTAATCCATACGATTTCTTTTTCTACGATAGAAACGGAAAAGGTATCACCATGAAGCAGTGGTGCGTTGAGTCCAGTAGCAAGTATGCTTTCAGAAAGGAAGTAACTGTTAATGGATTAAGGATTCTTACTAAGTGGACTGGCGTTGACGCACCAGAATACGACTGGATGGTTAAGAACCAGTTCAGTATTAGTAAGTGGAAGCCCAGTCACCGGGCTCGAGTCTTCGTCTCATACATATGGAATGAAGACAGCGAAATCGTAAAGTCTCAGCGTTACATTACGATTGAGCAAGCATACGAGGGTCATCACAAGTTAGTAGCGCAAGTTGAGGCTATGGACTTTGGGGTGTACCATCAACCAGTAAACCAATTGGAGGAAGTACATGGCTAAAAAAGTTACGCAAACTCTCAAGGCTCACCTAGCAAAGAACACCATCTTTGAAAAGGGCGGGGCTTGGTTGTTAGAAATCACAATTCAAACTGAAGGTCATAACATTCATGATCTAAACACACGCACAGCTTGGGCTAACCCATCAGCTGCTAAACGTTATCTTAAGTCGGTTGTACTCGATAACACACCACGCAAGTCAATCAAGATGGCTGTTACAAAAACAAATGATGCTGATAAGCCTCTTACTCTTGAGGGCGAACTAACCTATAAGGTTGACTCAGGTCTATAAATAAAATTACCCCCAGCCTTTAAAGCAAAATGTGAGTTGCTAAGGCTGGGGGCATTTTTATGCCTATTTACTTTTGATTATCTTTAATCAGTTTCACTTCGCATGCGTCTGTTGTGCAATACATCTCACCAATAGCGTCGGCCGCCATACCTGCATACACTCCGCTAAAGTCAATCGGCATCAGTTTCAATCTTGCGTCTTCGAACTTTTTCTCTGTAATTTGAGTGTAAGGCATCTGCGGATAAGTCTCGTTCCCCATAGGTAGGAAGGAAACGGTTTTGAGTTGTCCGTCAAACATATGTAGGACTGTTCCTACATCATCCCTTTCAGTCTCTGCATTAAATGATACGGTCACAGATACTGAGTTGTCTGACCAATGTCGCTGTGCTGTAGCAGCCAATGACACCTTCTCATAAATTGATACATCTTTCTCTGATCGCTTAGCTGAGGACTTGATTGGGAAGAACACCACTGATGTTGTCTTTGGTGATTCACTTGCCTTCTCAACTCGATAGTTAGCCATCTTAAACAATGGGAGCATAGGGTCTTCGTTACTAAATCGAATAGCACGATCAAAGTATTCTCCGCCCGGTGTCCAGTGAACTCCCGGTGATTCTCCCGCCAGGATCGATACTGTTCCTGATGGCTTGACTGTTGTGGTCTTGATTGACTCACGAATACCTAGCCACTCTGAATACGTTGTGTCGTACTTCTTGATTACTGCGTAACCTTCGTCCATCCAGTTACGAAGTATTGGCAAACCGTTGATGTCTGCGAAGTTAGCAACGCCTGACATCGATGTACCAATGCGACGGTTACGTTGCATGATGGCGTTAGTCTCTTCCCAGTGGGTTGGGAGCAGAGTTACAGTCTTTGCGTATAGGTAAGCAAACTTAAGTGTGCGCTTGTAGTCCTCTAAGTTGTCGTGACGGTTTAGGTATGTCTCAACCAAAGTACACATCTCGAATGACTCTAGTGACTGCTCAGCACATGGGTTGTACCCAGCTACACGCCAGTCCTTATCGTTAGCAGGATCAATCAAACGACCATACTTACGGCTTACATCCATCCAAACAACACCCGGTTCTCCGTTGTTAGCAATACCGTCGACAATACCTGAAAGATCAGCGCCCACGGATGCTTCAATTGAGTTGTTGGACATCCACGCCCAACCAGGACTAGCAGGATCGTAGGAGTTGCGCTCAGGGAATACAGCAGCGTTCTTTAAGTTGAGGAAATCTGGGTCATCCAAACGACCAATCAATAACTCTGCTGAACGACGGACGTTACCTGATACAACGCATACACCAATCATGTTGCCAATGTCTGCAATGTCACGACGAGTTAGTGTCTGACCAGCGCGACCCTTAAACAATGAGTGAATGTGGTTGTGAAGCTTTAAGAGTGGTTCGTGTCCTGCGGCTGTTCCGCCGAAGGTTTTGATTGGGGTTCCTGCTGGGCGGATTTCGCTGTAATCAAAGCCTGCAATCTTCTGATCTGGTCGGAGGTAAGAATTGATGACTGCTGTGAGGGACTCAACCCAGCCTTCTCTAGTGTCTGCAATGACGGTAAGTGTTTCAGGTTCTTTTGGCTCATAGATTGTAAATTCCTTGTCTGCTCCCTTATCGTCAAAGCCAACGCCCACTCCGAGCATTGAGGCTTCCATAAGAAATGCGAATGGTTTTGCTGGATCGTTTTTTGTCATTGAAGATGTGCTAACAAAAGCACAGTTCTGTAAAGCAGCGGAGTTCTTTTGCTCGTTGACAATTTGAGTTCCCATTACCCACAGCCCACGTCCCGGTGGTGACCACTTCAAATGAAACAAACGGTCGAAGGCTTCCTTTGCTGATGCTTGAGCCTTGGCGTCTGACCAAGGAAGTCTCTGGGACTTAGCGTGATCCTTTTGAAGGGAGTACATGCCATTGATGACTCGCTCGCATACATCTACCCAAGTCTCCTTGGTTCCGTCCTCTTTTAGTCGGGAGTAAGTTCTTAAGAAAGTAATCTCTCCCACTGAGTTTCCTGCCGCATCTTTGTAACCCCAAGGAACTGTCTTACCCTTGTATCCAGTTACAAACTCATCTGCTAGGCGGAAACTCAAATTCATCATTTTCTCTTTTCTTGTCGTATGGAAAGGTAATTTTACTCAAGCGGACCTTACACTTCATGACGTGTTAGGACAACTTTTATGCTTATCTAGCGTCGGTATAGGTTCATGGTTTAAAACACGAACATATCCGATATGTTTATTCTTCTATTGCTTGCTTAATTATGGTCGTGGTGTCCTCTTCACTGATCCCACCGTTAGGTATTTCTTTTAAGATTTGAGCTTTCTCGCCAAATATTTGAGACAAAACTCCAGCGTTTCCTTGGCGCTCTACGGTCATTCTAATGAACTCTCGCGAATCGTCCAATTCTTTAGTTGTTTTAATTAATTTAAACAAACGATCAATCTCTTGGCTAACATTTGGGTCAGCGTACCCGCCGTTCATTTCTTCAGCAAATCGCATAAAAGCAACTCTTTGCCCCTGCATTTCGATGATTGCGTTAATCAAACTCTTAAGTTGATCTTTAGTCTTTACTTCAATAGGGAGTTTAAATGCACAAGTATTTTGAGGTTTAAACGCTGGGCAATTTGATGCAATAAAGCACGTGTCGCACTGTCGCAAACTTGTGTCATGTGTACGAATTACTGGAACATCTTTTAGTACGTCGTTACCTGAATCATCTCGTTCAACAATGGTCTTTATTTCAAATCCAAAGACAGGTAAATTGCCCATTTCTTCTGGATTTCTAGGTTGAAGTTTCCGCATCTCTACCCCCAACCTATCCGATACTGCGGGTACGTTTTCCGCATAATCTTCACCAGCTGGATCTTCAAACATATCGGATATGTTGCCCACTTTGGTTAACCTCGTCTCTAATTGGTCAAAAGACCAAACTGCTAATTTACAAAGTTCTTCTGAATCATCTCCGACTATCTTGTCAAAGTCTAAACCAGCCTTTTCGTACACGGCCTTGTGACGTGGACGAGCTTGCTCTTTCATGCTCTTTGGGTAGCGTACCAGTCTGGTTCCGTCCCAGACGATAGTTTCTCCACGAGTCATTGGCGATAGCCACGAAAGTGTTGCTGCGCTTTCCACAGGCACCTGACGCAAGTTGTCTGGTCGGGCTGTACCCAAAGCGTGAAAGCGGCTTCCTTCTGTCCTTACAAGCCTCTGTGTGACTCCTGATAGCCACGTGTGATCTTCTAGGGACTCACCGGGAAGGGCTACATCCAAGTACTTGGCGGTTAGTTCGCCTAACCCCTTTTGACCAGTTTGAGGGTTCCAGACAGGCAAGAACTTGGCTGGTGGCATTTCCGCCCAGACAGTTTCTCGTTGATCTCGAACAAAGTCAGGGCTTACTTGAAAGTGGTTAATTTCTGTGAATTGGTTAAGGCGTTCAATATTGTTGACTATAAACTCTTCATAATCAGCGGCAAACTCTTCCAGCTCTGTGCGGCCAATCTCTTGGGCTCTTGGTATTCCGGGGTGAACCAGAATGCTCATGCCTTCTGGAAAATAGTTCTCTAATAAATAAATCTTGGTCTTGGGTAAGCCCCGTTTAACTAAACGCCAGTAACTTACGCCAACAGACGTGGCTCCAGCTGAGCCTAAAAGGATGCGATTGCTAGGGACTTCTGCCCCAAGGTAAATAATCTTCACTTACGGGGGTCTTCCAAGTACATATCCGCCTGTTTATTCAGTTCTGCGGTTATGTCTCCCCAGCTTTTTCTTCCTTCAATGCTGTCGGGTCGAAACTTATGATCAATATAAACTGGATCAAGGAATAAAAGTACCCTGAAACCGTGTTCTAGTAGTTTGGTAGAAAGTGCGGGGTCTGAAGTAATTACATAATCAATAGGACCTTGACACGG